CCGTACTGGTTGCCATAGTTGAAACCCTGCATCCATGCAAAAGAGGGAGTACCCGCGTACTGCGTACTGCTCCAGTACCATTCAGGCTCGAATGCCTCAGCGCCGCCCGCTTGAAAGGCTGCATCCACCGTCTGGGCTGGCAGGTCGCGTGAATAGGCGTAACCAGGTGGCACGCTGCTGGGGTTGTCGCCGCGATAGCAGTAGTTGTCGTTCAAGGTGGGCTTCAGGTTGCGGTAGCAGATTTCCAGTTCGTCACGACTGGGCAGGTACCAGTCGCTCAGGCCGTAGATACTCATGCTAAGCATGCGCTGAGCCAGTTTGCTGCCCGCCTCTGCCATTGCTTTGGTGTTGGCCAGGCCATCGAAAAAACTGAGGCTATCAAAGGCTAATGCATCATCGTGCCATGCGCCCTTGATATCACCGGCTACCTTGGGCGCGACGATGATGGCGTATTGTTCGCCGTTGATATTGATGCGGCCAGCGTAGTGCCCGCCGCCGAATGGTGTGCCGGGTACTGTTGGTGTTTTGGTTGCTGCTATGTCCATGACTGCTCCTGTAGTGGTTAGGCTGCTTTAGATATAGGTAGATGTTGGTGATAATTTGCTGCTATGACTGCTCTGCCTAATGGCGGTGGTACTGCATTGCCACACATACTGACTTGTGTGGACTTGCTGAAAATCCGGCCATCATGGCCACGATCAATGATGTAAGTGCTAGGGAAGCCGTTGGCGTTGTACAGCTCGCGTGGCGTGAGCATGCGGAACGTAATGTCCACAATCACCCATGGGTCGCCCTTGATCCAGACTGTGACTAATGCCAGACGGTCTTTGGTGGTGATGGTATTGGCTGGGCTGCGCAAATCGCTCCATTGACCGCCTTCGCTGTAGTACTGCATCAGGAAGGCAGAGCAGCGCAATGCGCCAGCTTCGTCATCGGGCGACAAGGTATATTCAACCAGCCCGTGATGTTGTCCGCCAGCGCTGATGGTATGAAGTGGCGCTTTCAGGTCGCGGGCATCGCAATTGCCACGCAGGTGCAGTAGGTTGGCCATGACGATGCGCTGTTGGCTGCCGCTGCTTGTTGTGGTCGATAGTGGGCTGCGCGCATCCCTGGCGTGTGTTGTATTGAAGCCGCCATTTGCTTGTTCGATGAAGGCCGCAACAGCTTCTTTGCGGTTGGCGTGTACTAAAGTCGGTACAGCTAAGGACAATGACCCGCCGCGCGGCCACGCTGTTACCGTGCGAAGCGGGTCGTGAATCGAGTCAATGCACTCGCGTGACCAGTTGGCAATGGGGACAATGAAAGGGTCGGCATTATTGATGACGTAGCGCATTGTGCCGGTTGCTAACCTTGTGAGAGTCGCATCTGCCAATGGTTTTGGCCTGTTGAAAATGCTTGTTCCTGGGATAGACCAGTCGATGCATTCTGCTGCTGCCCGCCATTTCTTTTGGCCTTTGAGAGGCTTTTCGAAATGGGTGGGTGTTGGCCAGACGATAGGTGCGCCATCGCAACGGGCAACCATAAACAACCTGACGCGGGTAGTTGGCGTGCCAAAGTCGGCGGCGCAGAGCTTGTTCCATTCAACCTGATATCCCATTTCACGCAACATGCTGACAAAGCGTTTCCATGTCCGTCCTGCTCGTTCTGGGTCTGGTACCAAATGTTGTTCGCGCAGTGGTACTCGTTCACCTGGTGAAGCGACTGAGCCATCAACGCGCACAACCCTGCCGGTTGCTTTGCAGCGTTTAGCGATCAATGGCCCCCAGTTCAGAATCTGCTTGACGTTTTCCAGGGTGATGATGCGTGGACGTACTTGTCCAGCCCAGCGGATACCTATCCAAGACAGGCCGCGCAGCTTCTGTGAGCGTGGTTGTCCACCTTTTGCCTGGCTGTGGTCAGTGCAGTCTGGCGACATGTGCAGCAGGCCAACTGGCTGGCCTTTAGTCACGCTCAGTGGATCTACATCAAATACATCCGCGCAATGGTGGGTGGTCTGAGGGTGATTGATTGCGTGCATGCTGCAGGCGTCATCGTTATGGTTGACTGAATGGTCAACGTGACGCCCGATTGCCTGTTCAATCGCTTCAGACATGCCGCCGCCGCATGCAAATTCATCGACAATGAGTTCATCGCCCAAGCTCAGGATGTATTGTGGTGTTTGCATTATGCTGCTGCCTCTGTGTAGACCAGGCCACTATCGACGCGCTTTTGCACGTCGCGTATCACGTTCACCATCGTGCCCTGGTTGACCTTGCCGCATTGCTCGTCATGAGCGGCCAGTGCATTGCGTATCGTTTCGATATCGCCGCCGTCATAGCGCCATACGCCAGTGCGTTCGCCGCGTTGTTTGGTCTTGAAGCTGGCATCGAGTGCGCGCTTGAACAGGTCCATTGCTTCTTCGTTGATGCCTTCTTCGCACATCACAATGCCGATGTTCAGGCTGCCAGTGACGATGTTCCAGTCGTACTCGGTGCTGGCGTTCATGGTCATGTTGTCGAAGGCTATCCAGTAGCCCAGGGCAAGGTCAGTCAACTGGCCGTCGCTCATGGGTTGCTTGTCCGTCAGGATGCGCAGGCCGCCCATGGGGTCCAGCGAGCGCTGGCGGTAGGGGCTTTGGCGTTTTTGTTTGGCGCGTTTGCTCATGGCAACTCCTTAAATATCGTCAAGACTTGTGATTTCACCTGGCTTTGGAAACCAAGTAGGCAGTGTGTCGAACGACTCGCGCATTTTCATGATGCCGCCAAAGCATTCAAGATCGCCGATGCCGCCCAGGACGAAAGTCAGTTGACTATCTGCGTCGCCGGTAAAGAAGCGAATGGATTTGCCAAAATTTTTACCTATCGTCAGGGCATCAAGAAGGTAGTGGGGATTGACTGCACCGTTAACGCCTTCTTTGTAGCCTGTGAAATTGGCGACCTTCTCAATGCGTGGGAAAGCGCCTTCAATCAGGGAGTTACCAGGTTGAATAAAGAGTGGTTGAGCAACATCGCCGGAAATCATTGCACTACCGTTTGACATCACGTCGAGCGTGTGCTTTGCATTGCTTGTATGCTTAATTGAGTCCTTGCTTAGGTGCACTACAATTTCCTTTTCGACGTATCCATGAGGATCGCGCACGACAACATAACGATGCCCATCGCACGCCACTATCATGGCTGTGCCATCTTCAAGCGGGCGGATATTGATGCCATTCAGGTAAAAGCGAATATCGTTTTTTGCGACAAAAGGAAATGCCATTTTTACGGCGATTGCATTAACGCGGGCAATCATGTTCACTGGTTCGGAAGTGCTGTTTTCTGTGCCTTCAATGGCGAGCTGTTCAGCGGCTGTTGTCGTATTCATTTCATGCTGCCTTCAGGTTGATCACCGGCTCTTTGCAAATGCAGCCTGGTGGATAGGGTTGTGCCAACTCGACGACTGCATGCTGTTGCCCATTGCTGACATCGCGAGCAAAGCCAGTGATGATGCCTTTCACAGGGCCTAAAATATGGCAATTGAAAGCTACGCGGTCGCCTGTTGAAAATGGTGTAGTCATGAGTAAAATCGAGCGCTTCGCGCTTGGTTGGGGATGGTTAAATGATTGAATTACTGAATAATCAAAATTCTGCGGACGGCTCGGGCTCTGTACTCGCCCGACTTGTGGAGGCTGCTCTGGCCGCCATTGGTGAAACCCTGAACCCAGGCGTAGTCGGGGTTGCCCGCGACCTGCTCGGACGTCCAGTACCAGTCGGCCAGATCAAAGCCGCCAGGCGTATTGATTGCCAGCAGCCTGGCCTCGCGGCGGTTTGGCAGGGACCAGTCAACAAAACCATTGATGGGCAGGGTGGCCTGTTTGACGGCGTCGGCCCAGTTGACTGCTTCCATCTCGGCCTCTGCCGGCGCATGGATTAGGTGATAGTCGGGGTGGCCGTTTTGTCCGGCGATGATGCCTGCGTAGATGCCGCCTGCCCATGTGGAGCCTATGCGCGGGGCTTGCGCGTTCGTGGTGGCGATAGTGTGTGCTGCTAGCTGTTCAATGGTTTCCATGGTGTCCTCTGGTTAAAAATCAGTCGTTGTCGTTGGCTTGCAGCTTTTTGAGGTCAAACTTATCGCGCTGCTGCATATGCCTTCTGGCGCGAGTCTTAATTACTGTCTTCCAGATACGATGGTTCATGGCCTGATCAAAACTCAGCCCGGTCGCTAGCAGGCGATGCGCAATTTCAAGCGCGGCGCGGTCTGGTTCGGGTGTTTTTGTGCGGGCCATGGTGGGTGCCTCAACCTGGGATGAATGCTTGCAGGGCAGTGCATAAAGCCATGCGGCGGCTGTGACCAAACTTGCGCTGGACGCTGTACAGGCTGCGGGCGATGGCGCACTTGGCGGACAGGCGGGCCATCATGCTGGCACCCGGTTGTCGTCTGCTTCCTGGGCTTTGCTGATCTTGGTGGCGAGTGTGCGGATAGCTTGCGCGTCGCTGGTAAGTTGCTCTGCCTCTCGGACCATACCAACATAGCGACACATGCTTGCACGGTCTTCGGTAGCCAGTGCCTGGTCAAGCAGGGCGCTGAAGATCATGCTGCTTTCTTGTTCGGTGAGTCTCATTTGTTACCTCTTGCGGTGGCAACAAAGCGCACCTGGTCAGGCGTTGCATCGGCTTGTTGCAAGAATGCAGCTTCAATTGCTTCACGGTGGCGCTCGGCGGCATCCAGCTTGGCGATGTGCTTGGCATTGCTCAGCACTTCGGCTGATTTTTCTTGGTCGTCCATTTGGTCGTAAGCGACAGCACCAAGCGCCACCAATAGGCCAAGGACGCATGTGATGTAAAACAGGATGTCAAGTAAGGAGGGGTGTTTCATGTTGACTCCATCGGGTGGGTGATGGAGTAAACTTTAGCAGACTAAAGTATGAAAAGCAAATAGAAATTTAGCTCACTAAATTAAATCTCTTTTACAATGAATAGCAGGTGACAGTATTGCAATAATATTTTTTAGGGATTTGATAATGAAATGCAATTCGTGTAACGTAGAGTTCGCTGATGGACTTGCTCAATGTCCTGGATGCCGGAAAAAATATCCTAAGCATTTCAGTATTACTAAACTGATAGTGTTGGTATTTGGTGTTGGCTTCGCGTACCTGGTATTTTTTGCCGAAAGAAGCCCTTTAGATCGATCGTCTGCTGCAAATGCAGACTCGGCCAAAAACGTTTCGTGGGAATACTCTACTTACAAAAATAAGATGACAGGGAAAGATAGGGCTTTAGCTATTTCGACTGGTCAAGAAAATCTTAATTTTAAATTCCCTTATTCAGGGAAGAATTTGCCAACTCTGACAGTTAGAAAAGAATCCAACGATATTGATGTGTTGTTGCAGATTGAGAAAGGCCAGTTTGTATGCTTGAGCAAATGTAAGGTGAGTATAAAATTTGACGATAAATCACCAGTCAATTTTTCAGCGCAGGCCCCTGATGATGGAAGTAGCAATGCATTGTTTTTAAACCCTGCGTCTGCAATAGTTTCTTCACTAAAGGCATCTAAAACTGCTTTGGTGCAGGCCACTTTCTATCAAGAAGGTGACCGAGTGATGCTATTTAGAACTGATGGGCTAGTGCTCAAGGAATAGCAGACTATATTCTGTCGCTCTGTTTGTGGACGACCTTGCCTATGATAATGCATGCAGAACCTTGGCAAGTTTTGCGACCATATTTTCTTTGGTCAGAATTATCCGAAGTTAGAAACCATTGGCCTAGATCTCGCACTAGGCGTTTAACTACGGCTTCGCCTTCGTAGTTGACTGCATAGGTTTCTCCGTCATTCAATTTGCAATCTGCAGTATTGATGATGACTGTATCGCCCTGATAAAGGGCAGGTTCCATGCTGTCTCCCTTGATGGCAATCGCGATCAGTTTGCCTGGTATAAATCCATTTTTTTCTACCCAGCTTCTTTGAACAAGAAGGGGTTCGCCATTGATTTCTTGCTGATCAAGTGCAATGCCGACAATTCCGGCTGATAGGCGCAGATTTACTTTGCGAATTTCAACAAGATGAGCTGCTCCATTTTCAGCGACAGCCACTTTGGAAAACTGCGTATTAGTGCCGTAGCCTTCATTTGCGACTTGTTCCCTGTATTTGGGTAGTGTGCCGTCAGCAATCCAGTCAATATTGAAGCGTGTTCGTGAAAAAGCTTTTAGCGGCTTTGGGCCAAGATTGGTCTGCCCAGAAAACCACTGCGTAACCAATCCTTCCGATACATCACAGAATATAGCCAGATCTTTTGCCCTGGAAATTTTGAGGTCTTCCATCACCTCAGTAAGTCGGTCTTTAAGTGTTTCCATATTTAGCATTCTAAATAAATAGCGGTTTAGCTCGTTAAAGAAACTTGCAAACTTATCTTTAGTGCGCTAAAGTTTGGGCATGGATGCTACGAAACTCATTGATTTGCTGGGCGGCACAACCAAGGTTGCCGAAATTTGCGAGGTAACCCCTGGTGCGGTTTCGCAATGGAAAAACAACGGGATACCTAAACCCTGGCTTCGATTTTTTGAAAGTCAGCATCCGGAGGTATTCAAATCGCCTGAACTAAAAGACACCCCGCCTTACATTGAAACCGCCAAAGAGGCGTCGTCTTTGGTCATCGGAGATTCCTTTTATAAACATCATTGTTGAGGGGCTTTGATTGTACATGTTTGGAATCTCCAACCATTATTAAATTAATCATGAAATTGACTGTCAGGCAATGACGGCAGTGTATTCACAAAAACAAGAAGTTAACACCACAAAAACAAGGGGCAACAATATGGATGTGCGAGCAACTAATTTGCAGATGATTAATGCAGTCGATGGCACCTGGGATGTGGTGGCTGCTTTTCTGGGTATGTCGAAGGCTTCTTTGCATAATCGTGTGTATGAGGTGAAGGGGCAGAAGTTGTCGGTGGAAGACACTATGGTGTTGCAGTCTCTTTCTAAAACGACGCATTTTGCGGACGTGGTGGCCGATGCTACTGGCGGTGTGTTTGTGAAGATGCCTGATGCAGCCTCGATTGCGCAGGAGTCTATTCATTCAAAATTCAACGAGCTGTATGCAGATGTGGGTGCTTTGTTCAGCGAATATCAGCGCGATATTGCGAACGATGGCGTGATTGATGATGAAGAGTTTGAGCGGCTGCACGCGATTTTGGCTGATATGCATAAGAAGGGTGAGGAGCTGCTTTCGCTAATGATGTTTATTGGGAAGCGTCGCACTACTTCTTTGAAGGTTGCCTGATATGAAGCGGCTGAAAACTGATTCTGATGCCTTCGCTATGTTGGCGCGTTTGGTTGAATTGGGTGGCGTTGCGCAGTTCAGCCAGTTTCGTGATGCTAGTTCGAAGCAGTTCAGCTACCGTGTTGGCGTGTTGCGTGACCATTTTTTGATTGTGGTCGAAGATAAGACAATCAAAGTAACGCAGGCGGGCAAAGACTATGTGGCTGAACATCATGAAATGGTGTCGGCGATAGTGACGCAGGTGGCGACTGAGAAGGTGGTTGAAGCTCAGGTTAACCGGCCTTATGCGTCAATACGCTCTACAACAAATGCCAGGCCATATCGCCCGGGCTCTGAAGATTATAAACAAATACCGTCGCTGAATTTTGGCGTGCGCACGCCCCGTCCTGGGGATATTGTGGAATGACACAGATTACTTTAGATACGGCGCGGCGGGCGCTGGGTTTTATTTCGCCCGAAGACCGCGATACATGGGTGCGCATGGGTATGGCGCTGAAGGCTGAGTTTGGCGATTCTGCATTTGACATGTGGGATAACTGGAGTCAGGGCTCATCGTCATATAACGCTGGTGCGGCTAAGGCTTCGTGGAAGTCTTTTAAGTTGGGCGGCAAGGTGGGTATTGGTTCGTTGCTGGCTGAGGCGAAATCGCAGGGTTTTGTGTTGTCTGACAGTGATGTGATTGTTGACCCGGCTGTGCTTGAGGCTGCGCGTATTGAGCGTGCTGCGCGTGACAAGAAGACTGAGGATAACCGTATCAAGGCGGCAGCAGCTGCGGTGAAGCGTGCTGGTACGCAGTGGCGTATGGCGGCGAAAGAGGGTGAATCACCTTACTTGGTGCGCAAGCAGGTTAAAGCTGAGTCGTGCCGGTTCTTGGCTGGTGGCGGCATCATTATCCCTATGTTGCGATATGACCTGGACCCGGTTGTGATGGTGGGCAAGCAGCGGATTGATGCGGATGGGTCGAAAAAGTTCAGTGGTGGTATGGATAAGCATGGTGCGATGTGCCGCTTGGGTGATGCGCCAGTTTGCACGGACGATGATTTGGACTATATATTTGTCGGCGAAGGGTATGCGACGCTGGGAAGTATTCGGGCAGCACTTGGTTATGCGGCGCCAGCATTTGTCTGTTTTGATACATCAGGGTTATTGGCAGGGGCTAAGATTTTACGTGTTTTGTATCCGCTTTGCCCAGTTGTTTTTGTTGCGGATGATGATTATCTGACGGGTCGCAAGGGATATGCGAAGGCGGCTGAAGCGGCGGCAGCTATTGGTAATGCATGGGTGATGTTACCGAAATTTAGCGCGGCCAGGCGGCAAACAAAGAAAGATGAATCACTTCCTGAACTGACTGACTTTAATGATCTGCATTGCACTGAGGGCTTGCAGGTTGTGAAAGATCAGATTAATCAGTTTATAGCGTCCATCACGAATACTGGTGTGCCGCCTGCTTCAGACGTTGCCTTGCCTGATTCCCCGTACCCCTTTCTAGATGAGGAACCGCAGCCGGTTGAAACTACTGCAGTTATTACCCAGGAGGCGTTGCTTTTCCGTTTTGCTTTGATTTATGGCACCACGGAAATCTGGGACGGTATTGCAAAGCGTAAATTGAAACGCGCTGCCTTTGATGCTTATGTGGGCAAGGCTGAAGCTAAGGCATGGATTGAAAACCCCAAGAAGAAGCTGATTGAAAAGTCTGCCTTGCCTACGCTGGTAGGCGGCGTTGCTGTTGAGGGCGGGAGCGGGGGAGGCGTGCTGCAGGAGATGCTGGATAACCTGACTCTGCTGCGCGGTACCGAGACGGTGTGGGACATGATAGGCCGGCAGGTGATGACGTTGGGCGCGGTGCGTGCGAATTACACGCCTGAGCTGACTGCTAAATGGCAGGAGCGGATAGACCGCAAGACGGTTGAGCAGAAGAATCTGGTGTTTGACCCTACGCAGACGGTTGATCTTGATACGCATGTAAATATCTTTTTTGGCTGGCCGCTGACGCCAAAAAGAAACTATGACCTGGTGGAACCGATCATCGAGTTGATTCAATCACTGTGTTCTTCTGAGGATAATGCAGAGCAGATTATGCATTTTATGCTGTGCTGGATGGCGTTGCCGTTGCAGCGCCCAGGCGCAAAGCTGCAGACGGCCTTGCTGGTATTTGGTGAGAAGCAGGGTACTGGTAAGAGTTTGCTGTTTGATTCTATCTTGCGGCCAATTTATGGGGAATATGGCACGACGGTTGGCCAGCATCAGCTTGAGTCTGGTTTTACTGACTGGCGTTCACGCAAGCTGTTCACTTTGTTTGAAGAGGTGCTGTCGCGTGATGACAAGTTCAGTCATAACGGGACGCTGAAGTACATGATCACTGGTAAGCGCATGCAGGTGAACCCGAAGAATCTACCGTTGCGTGAAGAGAATAATCACATGAATTGTGTGTTTCTCTCGAATGAGCCGCAACCTATCCCTATCGAATTGGAAGATCGCCGGTTCTTGGTCATTCAGGCCAGGCTGATGCGCGATAAAGAGTTTTACGACTGTGTGGTGGCATCGATAGAAAATGGCGGGCTTGAGGCTTTCTATGAATTCTTACTGGAATACCCGCTGGGCGACTTCAATGAGCATACTAAGCCGCCAATGACGAGGGCAAAAGAGCGCGTAATTTCGTTTGGCCGTGCAAGCTGGGATGCGTTCCACTTCAATTGGCGTGAGGGCATCCTCGATGCACCTTACTGCTCTTGCCTGACTTCTGATTTGTACATTGTCTATAAGCGGTGGTGTGATCGTAATGGTGAGAAGCCATTGTCACAGACGAAGTTCTCTGGCTACCTGGACAGCCGGGAGACCAAGCTCAAGAAAGAAATATCGCTGAGTGAGAAGCCCAAAAAGTCATACATGATATTTGAGATACCGCAAAAGCCAAACGTTAAGGTGATGACCATTGATGAGCAGTGCACAACGTTCCGCGAGAAGGCTGATGTGTATGGTGCTGGCAATTAACCGCAGGGTATGCAGGCACATGCATAAACCCTGCTGCTCTAGAAGCCACGCCAGATATAGGTTTCAGCAGGGTATGCAGGGTTAGCAGGGTTTCGCGCATGTGTGCGAATAAATATTTATCTCCATGTATTAATGCGTGCAAATTATTTTTTTACGTACACGATCTATAACCCTGCTAACCCTGCATACCCTGCTGAAAGCATTGATAGATAAGGCTGAGAAAGCAGCAGGGTTAAACAAATACCCTGCTGTACCCTGCGGGAATAGTAAATGGATAAAGAATCTGATCAATGGCGTATTGAATGTGAAGCGCGGTATGTGTTGAAACTGCATGGCTTGCAGAGAAGGCGGGATTACCTGGCACTGGTTGAACGTAGGCGGGGTGCAGCGGCAAGGGGCGAATTGGAATTGGTAGTAAAGAGGCAGTGGGACAAGATGAACGGGACAAAGGGGCGGCGATGATTCAGTACATAGATAAGTTGATGCAGGACTGGGCAAGATGGTCTAAGGTGCGTAGGGATGGTGGGCTGGGTTATCCATCATCGGCGGCTGGTTGTAGGCTGATGGTGTGCCATGGTGGTGTGGGTGATATCGTGGGGATTGATGAGCAGTCTATGGAGATTGAGCAGATTGTTTCTAAGTTGCGACATGACAAGCCAGAAATGTACCGAGTGGTTGACTGGTTCTACCTGGCGGGCAATGTGACCTGTGATCGCATAGCGAAGGAGTTGGGTTGTCATCGAGATACAGTGTATGTCCGTCTTCATAGTGTGCATCAGTATGTGATGGAAGCGATGCATGACAATGATCTTGATCGCGTTGATGTGATGCTAGCAACACCAAAGAAAATAATTTCAAAAGTGGCTTGACGCGTTCCGACACTTTCAATATGATTCAGCTATTCTTGTTGTTGTTGCGACCAGCGAAACAATGAGACCTTTCAAAGCCCTGCCAATTCGGTGGGGCTTTTTTGTTTTACCAGTAGGGCTCCTCGGTGGTATTTGCCTTGCCTGCTTAGCGGGCAAGGCTTTTCTTTGCGCTTATGGCATCTAGATCACGCAGTGTCTGTCAGCACCCTGGTTGTGGTGTGTTGATACCCAGCCCAGGCAAGTGCCAGACTCACAAGAAGGTCGAGAACGTCCAGCGCGGGAGTTCAACTGAGCGCGGCTATGACAGTCGCTGGCAGAAGGCAAGGCAATATTACTTGCGCGCACACCCGCTTTGCGTGTTTTGCCAAAGCGTAGGAAGGCTGACTGCTGCTGAAGTTGTTGATCATAAAACCCCTCACAAGCTTAAACAAGCTATCGATAGTGGTGATGCTGCCCGCATAGACATTGCGAAGGCTTTATTCTGGGATAGTAAAAACTGGCAATCGCTGTGCAAGCGATGCCATGACCGAGATAAGCAAGCGCATGAGGCCGCTGCTGGTTTTCGTTAGTGCTGATGGGGAGGGGCGGTCACATCCCTGGGGCTCAATTTTTCTAGACCGGCCTTAGCCACTTTTTTTGTGTGCGCAGGTTTTAGGGTGGGGGGTATTCAGGAGTATAGATTATGGGATTACGTGGGCCAAAGCCAAAACCGCTTGAATTGAAAGTGCTTGAGGGTAACCGAGGCCATCGCCCGATCGATGCGAATGGAACCTGGCGGCCACAAGTTGAAGTTCCAGATCCACCGAAATATCTTGGCAAAGAAGCGCGGAAGGAATGGAAGCGTATCACCGTCGAGTTAGCCCAGAACAACATCATTGCCAAGCTCGACCAGCACATGCTTGGCATGCTTTGCCAGTGCGTAGAACGTCTGGTCATGTTTGAAACTGCATTGTCCCGCAGAGTTGCGGCGGCTGTAGATAGAGGCGAAGACCCAGAGAAGGCCTACCTCATGACAACCGCTACCGGTTACGAGGCAAACACCGGCATCTACAACATGCTCAACAAAGAGCGCGAGATGCTGATCAAGTTGCTGGGTGAGTTTGGATTATCCCCAGCTTTGCGCGCCAAAGTCGTGCAAGGTAGCAGAGCTGCCCAGCTCAGCCTGTTTGAAGGCGGTAAGTCTGGCGAGAAGCCAACCACATTTGACCAATTCTGATGTAAATGACCTTTGTAGAACGCGCAATCCGATATGCCAACGGCGTTATCGGAGGGGAAATTGCAGCCTGCAAATGGGTAAAACTAGCCTGCCAGCGTCATCTTGATGACCTGCAGCGTGCAGAAAGCGGCTGGAAGTATGTCTTTGATGACTACGCCGCTAACCGCGTATGCCAGTTTCAAGAGCTGCTACCCCACGTAAAAGGGGATTTTGCCAGGCCAAAACTCATTAATGGTGAGATGGTCTATCCAAAAATCCAGCTTGAAGACTGGCAATGCTTCATCCTCTGCGTGATTTTTGGATGGAAGCACAAAGAAACAGGCAAGCGCCGCTTCAAGCGCGTGTACATCGAAGTCCCACGCAAAAACGCAAAGTCCACGCTCTCCAGCGGCGTTGCAAACTACATGCTCACCGCCGATGGTGAGCC